AACATAATACATCACTACTTTCCAATTGGAATAAGATTCCATATAGTACTAATTATTGAAATAATAATTCTAAATATCATCATACCAACAAATATAATAATTATTGGACTAAGCTTTGCAATAGGTAAAACATAATAAATTACATGTAAAAAATTAGTTAGTCCTTGTAAATACGGACTAGTATCTAAAGTCCATTTAAAAATAACAGTACCTAAAAGTCCAACAACAATAGCTATAATTATACCCCAAACAGCAATTTTAAAAATTGTTTCAACCATTAATTACACACACCTTTCCTTTACAACTTAGTCTTAGAACTTCTTGAACGACCAACTCCATATTGACCATAAAGAGTTATATTAGATAACATATTGCCAGCTTCAGAGCTTGCACCAGCGCCCTTAATAATATCAGGTAATCTTATAAATATTCTCCACAAAAAGCCTAAGTAAGCAAAAATACAAATAACATTGTCACCCATTTCTTTGTAGGGAGCATACCAACTTAAATCAACAATAGTAAGAGTACCTTTATAATATTTAGAATTAACATTAAGTTGAAACTTTGGAGCCTCTGAAGTATTAGTTATAACATCAACCATTCCATTAACATTTTTCTTTACATCTTCAGCAAATCCAAAATTATTATAAACATTATTAAAACCACCACCAATAACATCAGATCCATTTTTACCAGAACCTTTATAATTACTATCACTATAAATATAATCATCAAGCAATGAATCTCCAACTTGTCCATTTGTTGCAGCAAGATTTCCAGAAGCATTACCTTGTAAATCATCATTACCTAAATAGGTACCAACAGTACCAAAATATATGTCACCGTCATCATATTTTAAATAAAAATTAGAATATATAAGCTGTTCTTTTTTAAACGGAATCTCAGCACCATTATTATAAAATTTTGTATAATCAGAATCAGAAATTATATCATTATTCATAAAATCATAGAAAGATATACTAGTAGCACCAGAAGTACATAAATAATATGTATTATTTTTATATTTTAATGTAGGAGTTTCAGTCGCTGAATAAATCATTGCAATATTACCTAAATTAAAAATAGCAATATTTTGCAGAAGTCCCATTTTTGTAGTCTCAATACTATAAATCAAATCATTATACCTAAAGTTAAAAAACGTCCTTTGTAATTCGAAATCTAAACCATTATAAATAAGATTTTCATTTTCATCATATATGTCACAAGAACAAAAATAAGTATTATTAAGATGAATTGATGAAAATAAATTCCAACTATAACTATCATCATGATTATCACTAGAATAATTAGCAACTTCACGTGAATTAAAATAATATCTACAACCAATAACAGAACCATTAACTTTAATAAGATTGTCTTTACAAATTGGTCTATTTTTAAAACACATAATATGAATAAAATCTGGATA